CCTGTTAGCGTCATCCCAAACCCTGAGATAGCTGTATACGTGGGAGATGTCCCTGTGTATGCGGGCAAACGTTGCAAAAAAGGTGTTATCGTGCCAGAGGGAAGAGTTGTAAAATTAGTTCTCCTGGTCAACAAATTCAAAGATTCGACCGCTTCACCAGTATCGGCGTTAATCAAATCGCCGTAATTAGATTGCGCGTACATCTCAGTGCTAAGATTTCTATTAGTAGCAACCATTGAAGGAGGAACGAAAACAGAAAGAGCAAGCTTATTCATGGCCGCCTCAACCAACACTGGTACTTGTGGCGTAACAGTGGTGGGAGCCGTAACTGGATCAACAACATAAACACACAAATAACCTATGTGTGATTGTTGCCCAGACATGGCAGAACAAGCCACAAAAGGACAGTCAACAACTGCCTCAGAAACGTTGCGCAAATCAACTAAAGTCCTAGGCAAAGAACCAGTCTCAGCATATGTAGGAAACTGGTACCCAGTAAGACCCTTAACATTCGTAAAAAGATTGTCATGAGAACCAGGAACAAAAACAAAGGCCAAACGACCCATATGAAACCTAGTCTTGGAAAACCTAAAAATGAACTTGAAATCACCACGCCAAAACTTCGCACAAGATGCGACGCCCATGGCTGGTGCCATATAAAAAGCCTTACAAGCTGATCTAATTACTGTCAAATACTCCTTAAGCGGAAGGTTAATGTTAGAAGGTTGGTAAAACAAAGATGCAGAAGTTAAAGCTGCTGCGTAAACAAGTGTACCAGCCGTCTGTGTACTAGAAAGAGTAAAAGAGTTGATTAAACCAGGCACACTAGCTATGTAAGCAACAGAAGACTCGTCAACATTAGTACCAGCGACCGCCTTAATTGGGACCGCGGAATCGCTAAAGATAGACAAATTAGTTGCATAATCAGCGCCGACTGCCTGTCCACGAAAAACGCCATTCGATGGTTGAACCCTACAAGTAGCCTCATTAAGCATCGGTTTCGAAAACCCGAGCCTTGAGGCAAAATTGGCACCCATGCGCAATAACCAACCAGCGTTACTAACCGCCTTGGGAACAAGAGGAAATGCACCAATGGTGGATAAAATGGTGGAACCAGCAGCCATAGTGGTAGAAATAGCCCTAGACTTACGCAAATCCTCAAACAAACCCTGTGGCTGCAAAGCAGACCAAGAGTCGGGCTTAGGCCCGACCAACTGGATGTTGGACCAGTGTGCGTAACAACTATAAGAAGGAGAAGGAACTCCGGCTGGCAAAGTCATGCCAGTCAAAGACCAAAGTTGAATGACTCCCAAAGCGTCATAAGACGCCCCAGTAGACCGAAGAGACATAAAAGGCTGAGACGCTATGTACGGAATGGTGAAACAGACTTGAGTGGTGTCCTGGAGAGAAAACGTTTGGCCTGGGCACGTAATGATAGTTTGCCTAGCAGAAGTTCGGTTGTAAACCGTCGTCAAGCCAACGCTAGTAATCTCAGCTGGCACAAATGCAAGCCTAAACAACCCAGCATGAAACGGAGAAGCGTTCACATTCAAAGTAATATGCAAATCAGCCCTCATCCCCAAAACATTGGCCAACTTTCTAGACCAAATAGGAATGCTCAAAGGAAAAGCGGAATTGTAATTGATATTAAAAACCTGACCTAAAGCAACATCAAGAGCACCGCTCGTAATGAGCTGGGGTCTACCCAACCAAGAAGAAAGATCCTCGTCCATAACTGGTCCAACGTAATTGTGATCAGACTGCCTATCTCGGGCAACTATCTTAACACAAGCCTCGTCCTTGTAGGCCAAAGAAACGCCAATCTCTTCTTCATTATCCGCAGGAGAAAGATCAGTAATGTTGTTCTCAACAACTCGCTCAGCGACGACATGATCGTCCTGAACACTAGATGGTGTATTGTCTAATATATTGATAGTAGGGTGGTGGTTGTCGCGCAGTCTATAACCCTATCAAACTACGCTAGCCTGCTTTCTACTAGTTAATGGTGGGGCTGCCACCGTGGCAACTTGCAGCGTAACACTAAAAAGTGCACCACACGACTAGGTTCCTGTCAGAGACCCTTTTTATGCAGGTCATTTATTGGATCCCCCGTATATTACCCTAGTCGTCACCATCGATCGTGGTGTAGTGAGCCTCATAAAGGCTCTGGGCCTTATCGGCCCAAATCTGCTGCTCCTCCTCACGAGCTAAGGTCTCAAGGGGCAAAACCCCACTGTAGGCCTTGTTGAGACGGGGCAAATACTTC